GATTAGACCTGGATGGACACATGAACCATCTAATAAAGACGGTTCTGGTTCTTTCACTTTTACATTAGAAAGTGGAGGGGGAGATACCTCTGCAATAACTGGTAATATTAATTTTGGATTTTAATTATAAAGGGGGATAAAGTGGCAGAGTTGAGTAAAGATAGTAAATTTACATTAAGTTTGGAGACTGCTGTTAGTATAGCAGTAACTATAGCTTTAGTAGTTGGTATGTGGTACACCTTACAAGCAGATATAGAGCTTGCTAAGAAGTTACCAGAACCAGAAGTATCACGTATGGAGTATGATCTTAAAGATCAGATGGTTCGTGATTCGATTATGAATACAGAAGAAAAAGTAGAGAAACTTGAAGAGAAAGTAGATTCTGTTAAAGAAGATACAAGAAGTATTAATGAAACTCTTCTTAACATGAACAATAAATAAAGGTGTTTAATTATGAAGAAATACTACAAATTACTTTGTGGCTTATTTGGTGCAGTATTATTACTATCGCCATTGCATTCACAGTCAGTTAGTTTAGATACTTTTGAAGAAATACAATTAGTTAAATTACAAGAATGTGCAGTTGTACAAGTAAATGCATCTTGGAATTATGCTAATAGAGTTGGAGTAGAAAAATTAGCACAACTTTGTTATATAGGTGAAATAGATTTAGGTAATAAAACTATTGGAGCTGTTATACAAAAAGAATGGAATATAAAAGTAGTACCTACTATAATTATATTTAAAAATGGAACAGAAGTAATGAGATACGAACCAGGTATTAGCATGAGGTTTAATGAAACGGAAGTTTTTAATAAGATTAAAAAAGAAATTAAATAATATTGGAATATTAATACAAAATTAGTATATTCAGATGTATGATATTTTTATTTATAGATATAAGACGGGTTTTAACTTCTTAATTTACTAATGAAAAACGTTAAAAGTCAAGTAAGAATTACTAATGGAAAGAAAAAAACTAGACAAGGTATGGGCAAAAATACAAAATTTGGTAATAAGCTCAGTCCTAAATATAAAAAAAAGAGTAGGGGGCAAGGATAATGGCTAAAGTTAGCTGGATGTGGGGCGGTAAACGCTATAGTGGAACTCTTATAAGAGAAACTAAAACGCATAAATTTGCTCGAACCCATAATGGTAAAGTAAAAAAAATTGTTAAAAAGGTGAAAAAGTAATGGCTACATCACCAGCATGGCAAAGAAAAGAAGGTAAAAATCCTAGTGGTGGATTGAACGCTAAAGGTAGAGCTTCATACAAAAAAAAGAACCCAGGTAGTAAACTGGGAGCTCCTGTAACTTCAAAAAATCCAAAAGGTAAAGCTAAGTCAAGAAAAAAATCATTTTGTGCACGTATGAGAGGCATGAAAAGAAAGTTGACTGGAGTAAAAAAACAAAACGATCCAGATTCAAGAATTAATAAATCACTTAGAAAGTGGAAATGTTAAAACATAAAGGAGAATAACATGCCAAAAGGACCAGGAACATACGGAAGTACAGTAGGAAGACCAAAGAAAAAAGTAGCAACGAAAAAAAAGAATAAAATGAACATGACAAAAACAGCTACTAAGAGTAAAATGACATTTGGTCAAAAGTTTAATGAAAGAAAAAAAGCTGGTGTAGCTACTTTTACGTTTAAAGGTAAAAAGTATAGCACTAAAACCAAAGAAGAAGTAACTAAGAAAGCTACTAGAGCACAAGGTAAAGCTATTAAGAAAAAATCTAGAATAGGTAAAACTAAAAAAGTAATGAGCGGTAAAGGTATGACTACTAAAAAAACAACCATGAGAGAACGTATGGCTGCTAGAAAAAAAGGTAGAGTCGCTGCTAGAAAAAACAAAAAACTAAATAGATCTTTACGTAAATAGGGGGATGTAATGGCAGATAAAAAGAAAAAAAAGAATGGAAGAAAGGAAGTACAAAAAGGTCAAACTACTACTGATCCAACTCCAGGTATTTTACTTGGTGGAAGTGCTCTTTTAGGTGGTGCTTACGCAACTAAAAAACATGCATTGCCTATTATTTCAAGGGGTGCTAAAGCAACTTATGATGCTAGTGCTAACGTTTTAAAAAGTCCTAAAAAGGCTCTCTCAAGCGTTAAAAACAAAATCACGGGTGCTTATAATAAAGCTACATACAAAGGACCTAAAGGTCTTATGCTTCCAAATCAAACGGCTGCAGACATTATAGGAATTAAACCCACTAAAGCTGGAGGTACGGCATTACCTGGTAATATACCTGATAATCCAGTAGTTCCTAAGGGTGCATATAAAAAACCTCATAATAAAGCAATGTATACAAAGTTAGCTAATATAGCAGGTGAAAGTAATGTTGTCCCTGGTCTTACTGGAACTCCAGAATTAGGTACTGTTACTAAACGTGGTAAAAATATTAACTATGGAAAGCTTAATAAAGAAGGTTTTTACACTACGCCAAAATCTAAAAGTCTAATTAAAACAGCAGAAAAGAATATTGCTATGGATATGGCAAAAGCTTTTAATAAAAGTGTTAGTTTAAATGATGGTCCTAGTCCAACTTTAGTTGATAATTATGTTAAAGTACCAGCTACTAGGCAATTAAAAAATCCAGACGGTTCACCTGTTAAGAAAAAAGTTCCAGGTCTACCTGATCAACCCGTAACTGAAAAAATTCCAGGTGGTAGACATCCAATATCTGGTAGACAGGGAGTTGAAGTAAGAGGTAAAAGAGAAATTAAGTTAAAATCAGCTGGAGAAATAAGACAACAAAATATAAATCTAGCTCAATCTAATACTATAAGTAAAAATACTAGAATGGTAGAAGATTCAGTAACAAAACAAATGAACTCAGCTTTAGGTTATACTGAAAATCAACAATCTTCAAAACCTAATAAAAAAGTTCAAGGTAAGTTAAGTAAGACTATTAATCAACAATCAAAAAATATGGACCCTAATTACGGAAGAAATACTAGTAAAAATAAAGGTCCACAAACTACAGCACAAAGTATGAAAGATACTAATCCTACTAGAGGATATCAGGGTAATTTAACTAAAGCTCAAGCTACTAAACAAGCTACTAAAGTTGCTTCCACAAAAGGTGTGCAGTTACTTGGTGCTAAATTACCATTAGCTGCTTTAGGTACAGTAGGAGTAAAGGGTATACCAGTATTAGGACAAGCATCTATAGGTGCTGATATAGCTGGTGTAAAATATAGTACAGTAGGTAAGATAGCTAAAAGTACAGCTAAAGCATCTGTTGGTGGAGGATATGGCGATTTAGCTAAATCTATAGGACAAGCAAGTACTGAAGTAAGTGGTTCTTGGAAATCTAGAGGTAGAGCAGTTAAGAACTATGTAACCAAAACAATGCCTTCTAATATAGCTAAAAGTAAAGCAAGAAAAGCTCAGATTAGAAAAGATATTTACGGTAATAAAAAGAAGTAATAACCAAAATAGGAGACCAGTAAAATGGCTAAAAGCGAAAATAAAAAAGTAGATCTAAAAGCAAAAGCAATGGAAGAAATGAATTCATTGGTAGAGCAGCATAATGAATTGGTAAAATCAGTTCAAGAACAGCAAGGTCGCTTGACAGAAGTGAAATCAATGTTGTTAGAGAAACAAGGATATTTAAAAGCCCTTGAAGACTGTGACGCAGATTGTGAAAAAGATGCCTAATTTAAATCTAATAGGCACTCTTATTGACAAGGTTTCAGAAAATGTCGATAAATTCACTTTAGATAAACAAGAAAAAGCTGAATTAATTGCAGAAATTAATAAAGCTCAACTTGAAGTTAATAAGGTAGAAGCGGGTCATACATCAATATTTGTAGCAGGTTGGAGGCCATTTACTGGCTGGGTTTGCTCAATAGCATTGGCGTATCATTTTATTCTACAACCATTACTAACTTTTGTAATGTATGCTAACGGTATTGAAATAGTGTTGCCTGTGTTTGACATGGGCACACTTACTACAGTACTTCTTGGTATGCTCGGTCTTGGGGGGATGCGTTCCTTCGAGAAGATACAGAAGAAAAACTAGGAGAACATTTTGAAAATAACGAAACGTGCTATTGTAGTACCAGATACGCATTTTCCATTACAGGATAATGCAGCTGTAAATTGTGTAGTAAAAGCAATAAGTAAAGTTAAACCAGATATATTTGTAAATTTGGGAGATGTAGGAGAGTGGGAGTCTGTTTCAGCTTGGAAGTATAAAGATAAAAAATTACCTCCATTAGAGTTTCAAATTCCTATTATAGAAGAAGATATACGATTAGTTAATGAGGGTTTAGATGTTTGGGATAACGTACTTAGAGAAGTTGGATGTAAGAAAAAATATTTATTACAAGGCAACCACGATCTCTGGGTGGATAATTTTGTTGCTAAGTATCCCTATATGTCTGATTTTAGTTTTAAAAAAGCATGTAGAATAAAAGAAAGAGGTTATAAATACACAGATTATAATCTACCAATACAAATTGGTAACTTAACTTTCTTTCACGGTGCTTTTGCTACTACTTATCATGCAAAAAAACATTTAGAAGCTTATGGAGAGAATGTTATATATGGACATACACACGACGTTCAAAGACATACTCAAACTAAACTAAATGGAACAATAGCTTCTTGGTCTATGGGATGTTTAAAAGATATGTCTCATGAAAGTAATAAGTGGTTAAAGGGAAGATTGCATAACTGGGTACATGCTTTTGCAATAGTTGACTGGTTTAGCAATGGAGACTTTAAAGTAGAAGTAGTAGAAATTAAAGATGGAATAACATCCTTATGGGGAGAGGTAATAGACGGAAATGAGTAAAATAGTAACAACTAACAGCCTAAAAGGCAACCCTTGGAATGGGACGGCTATGGATAAAGACAGACGATCTCATAATGTAGGAAAGGGTAAAAAATCTAAAGGATCTGGTCGTGCCAAAAAAAGCTCTTAATATAGATGATTTTAGTGGAGGTTTAAACGACAATACTAACAATAGAGATATTGCTGATAATCAATTTGCAATATTAAATGGTGTTGATGTTGAATATGCTGGTAAAATTAAAACTTTAGGTAAGGTAGATGATACGGGTAACTATCCAGTAAGTGGTACAAATGACCATATATCTAGTAGTACAATAAACTACGGAAATGGTTTATTACATTTAAATTTAGACAGAAGAATATCTAGTGCTGTTAATGCAGACGAAACGCAATATCTACTAATTAACGATCCTTCGGCTTATAAAATAAAAATATTAGATATAGACAATAACACTATGTTATCTACGGGTAATCATATAATGGTATATGGTAGTACTGGTTCTTCAAAAGTAGAATATACTGTTATAGATGGTGAAGTTAGAGTAAGTCCTTATGTTGATGGAACAACTCCCTTTTTAACAACTAATCAAATTAAAAAATTAAAGTTTGTTAAAACTATTAAAAGTTTAGGAATAGATACTAATGCTTTAAGTTCTGCTTTAGAAGCTTCTACTACATACAATAGTGTATATAAATCTGATAATGCATATATAGCACCAATTAAAGCTAATCCTGCAGCACAATATGGAGCACCTGACGGGTATGGTTATGATGTAGATTCTGTTATGGGTACAAGTGATTGGTTTAGTGCTGAATACGAATCAGAAGCTACTTGCAATACTACGTTTGTAGAAGCAGATATAGACGACGCATTAGAGTATGTTGTAAACAAAACTTTAGATGTAACTACAAATTTTTTAGATGCACACGCAGAATGGACAAGTGGTTATGGAGGTTTAGAATTAGCTATATGGACAGGTTCTACCGTAGATGAAAATTCTGAAATATATAACTTTCACTCTACTACAAACGCACCAGGTAATGATTATGAAATATTTGCGTCAAATGTTTACGAAGATCAAGAATCAGTAGCAGTGCATATAGGTACTGTAATAAATCACACTATAACTAATGCATCTGTAGATAAAAAAGTTCCTATGTATTATTGTATATTAGGAAGAATTCCATCTCACCCGTTTCAGTCGGGTATTAATTATTATTGGGCTAGAAAAACAGACGGAGAAATAGGACAAAAATATTTATTATTTGAAGTAGATTTTCAAAAAGGTTACAGAAAAGGTGGAGAAAAAACATTTGAACCTTTTACTGAATCGCACTCTAGTTTAACTGGAGATCCAATATATACATCTAACCCTTTAGCATATTCTAATGTTTTAGATAAAATATCTAGTATTAATAAGAAATTACTTTCATTACCAGATTTAGAGCCATATGTAGAAAAACAAGACACAGCAATAGGAAGAGCAGGTACTGGTTACAAAACATCTACTATTGTAAATAGAAGAGCCTATATAGGTAATGTAGGATTTTACGATAAAAAAACAGACGATACTTCATATATTAAAAATGCTAACGATACTATATTAAAGTCAGAAGTAAATAAATTTGATTATTTTACTTTAGATAGTTTAATTGATGTAGAAATTAATGACGGAGAAAGTATTGTAAAGTTAGCTTCTATTGGGAATAAATTGTTAGAGTACAAACAAAACACTTTATATATTATTAATTGCTCTCGTGACATAGAGTATCTAGAAGGTACATATAAGTACAAAGGAGTGTCACAGCCTTATCACGTAGTAGAAGGTGAAGGGTTCGTTGCTTGGATAAACCAATATGGAGTGTATTTATATGACGGAGAGCGTATATCTAATATTCTTATGTCTGAAAATTCTCAAAAGAAAATTAAAGATTGGGATACATATTTTAGTGATTCTAATAATGTAATAGGTTATATACCTCACAAACAAACTTTATATATAGCTAATAAAAATGGTAAAATATTATTTTGCGATTTAAAGACATTTGCATGGTTTTATTCTTCTGATAAGTTTCCTACTAACGACATTACAAATTTTGTTAATTTAAATGACGGACGATTAGTTTGGTATGAAAATCAAAGTGGAACAATAAAAGCACAAAATTGGTTAGATACACCACAAACAATAGATTTAAATGGAGAAATAATTCGTACAAAAGAGTATACGTTTGAAACTCCAGACGTTAGAAAAAAAATACATTCAATCTATATTAATCACCAACACGGCGTTAACATAGATGTATATGGTTATGTAGATGGAAATACTACTACTTTAACAAGTTTACTATCTTCGGGACAAAGCGTATTAAGCAATACGAGTTCTTTTAGTACTCAACGTATACCAGTATCTAATGCGGCTTTTAAAAATATTAGATCTTTTGGGTTGGTATTTAAACATGATGGGGACAATAGTAATTTAGTAAATGCTGGGTTTGAATTAAATGATATACAAATAGTATATAGAGAGAAAACAAGAAAATGACATTGTTTAATAACAAATTAAATATAATGAAATCAGTTAAGACTGTATCTAATCTTAAGAATGAAACTAGTTTACCTACTAAAGTTAGTGAAAAACCTTCTGCTTTTGAAGGTGTAGATGGAGATAAAGTTTTGGTACAAGAAGGTCCTAATAAATATTTATATATAAAAATGGGAACTTGGTTAAAAACAAAACTAAACGTTTCAGATTTAAAGACCGTAAATGAGACGTCTACTACTACCACTACGGACACAACAACGACAACGACTAGTTCACCTACCTCTACAACTTTTAACGTCCAATATCAACAGGGTACAAGTGCCGACAATATAAAAGGACATAGTAGTTATCTAATAGCTTGTAAAGAAACGGAAAGCACTGGACATACAGCTACTGTAACAACAAAACATTCATCACCAGATTTATCTAATGGAAGCACAATGTACACAACTTCTAATGCTAGTACAGCTTGGATACCTTATGAAAATTCATCTGTTTTAACTGCTTCTAGCAATCCAGATCATCAGTTTTTTAGTATGGACGGTAATCCTAAATCTTTATTTAAAGTAAATTATGCAGGAACAATTTCTGGAGTTAGACCTAGAGTACCTAGTGATTTAAGTGTAACTGGACAAGCTTTAACATCTAGTTCAATAAGATTAACTATAGCTGGTAATTGCCAAGTTACGGAAACCGTAAGAATTTATTATAAAACTGCAGCACAAAGTAGTTTTACCGAAGTTACATCTACAATAAGTACTAGCAACCAAGTATCTGACCATAGTTTTACACACGATTTAACTAGTTTAACTGCAAACACAGTTTATAATATAAAAGTAAGAGGAGAAAATGGTGGTACGCAAGATACTGTAGGTGCTACATCTGCTGTTTACAATGTGACAACTTTAAACTCTTCTTCATCATGGAGCGTTCCAAACGATTTTACAATAAGTGCTTTTGGATTTGTAGGTGAATCTACAGGTGAGTATGCATATGCATATAAAACAGGAACTATAGCAAATGGTACTTCTGCAAATAATAGCACTACAATAAGCTTAACAAAAGATTCTGGTCAAGCATTAAACTTTGGAGTTGCTATAAGTACTACAGGAGATCCAGGGTTAGGTGGAACTGCTAATAATGGCACTGGATATAATACAAGTCATTCTTTTAATTTAGGAACAGGAACAATATATATGAGATTTAGACATCAATTTAGAGAAGCTTGGGTAGGTTCAGATGCAAACATAAGCGTTACTTTTTCTAACACTAATAGTAGTTTAGCAAATAATACAGATTTAGATATAACAATGGTTAATACAACGAGCGGGGGAGGGTAAATATGGCAACAGAATTAGATAATATAAAAGGTGCGTATGATGCAAAAGCGGCTAAAGCTGAATTAGATGCAAGTGGAGAAGAAAAAGATAGAGGTAAAGTAGGTTTAAATTTATTAGACAATATGAACGCTTCGTTATTAGCTGGTTTAGCTTTTAAAGAAGGTGCAGAAGGTTTTAAAGAGTTAACAGATAAAAGAAGTGTATATGAAAAATTTCGTGATGAAAAAGTAGAACTAGATGCAATGAGTGATCGGTATGACAAAGAATTTAAACAAGGTATCTACGCAGAAGATGATACTGCACCAAAACCAAAAGATTATGAAGAGGGAGTTAATTTAAAAGAAGTAGATAGTAACGGAGAAGTATCTAATAAACCATTTAGAGTTGCATTTAAATCAATAGCTAGTTCTGTTTTTGGTGTAGTCAAAAAGAGTAGATTTTAATGATGTTTTTTAATACAGTAAGCATATTTAAAAAAGATTTATATAAACATATTGAACTTCGTGAAGGTTCTAAAAAAGAAGTTTATTTAGACACTTTAAATAAACCAACTGGTGGTATAGGTCATTTACTTACTAAGGAAGAAATAAAAATTTACCCAGTAGGAACAAAACTATCAGATAAAATAATAGACCAATGGTTCAAAGAAGATATACAAGAAGCTTTGGAAGCTTGTAATACACAATGTACTCTACTAGGTTTATATGATAAAGAATTTAAAATAGCATTAACATCTGTTAATTTTCAGTTAGGAACTAAATGGTATAGAAAGTTTCCTAATGCATGGAAATGTTTATGTCAAAAAGAATATAAAGAAGCTATAGATGAATTAATGTATTCTAATAAGAAAGAAAAAAAATACTCTTTGTGGTATAAGCAAACACCAGTTAGAGTATTAGATTTTGTTAATGCAATAAAAGATATAATAGGAGAATAGAATGTTACAAAAAGACAAATCATTAAAAGATATATTACAAAAATCAAAAACAATGAAAAATCCTAGGTTAGAGGGAGAATTAAAACAAGAATCTGAAATAATGCCTAATCCTAGATTTGAGGAAGGTTTACCAGAAGGACCTAAAACAATACCTAATCCTAGATTAAAAGCTAAACGTACAGCTTCTTTTAATGTTGCTAAAAAGTTTTCTATGTTAGATATAGCATATGGATTTGGATTAAATTTTAATAAACACGAGGGAGGTAAATAATGGTAGTAGACCCATTAGCAGTAATGCAGGGAGTAAGTATGGTCGCTGGATGGTTCGGATCTAGTAGAGCTAAAAGAAGAGAGAGGAAAAAAATTGGTAGATTAAAAGGATTTGCAGCTACTGCACAACGTGATTATCAAGGAGCGGCAGAAAACATTGATAAAAGGTATAAAAAACTCGGTGGAATGATGAGAGAAGGATATGATCAACAAAATTTATTAGACGCTGTAAATAATAATGCTACTAGAAGTGATTTTATGCAAGAAGTAGGTAATTCAAACTTAGCTAATGTAGCTAAGAGTCAAGAAACAGAAATGGAACAACAGTTTGCTATGCAACAAAATCAAAGAGGCTTAGAAAGAGAAGGAGCAGCATTTGATTTACAAAGACAAGCTGAAGGAGAATATAGAGATGTCAAACAAGGATTGTTGGGACTACAAAGAGATGCAGCACAATCTGGATTTACATTGAAAAAAAGTAAATTTAATTTACAAAGTTACCTAGATAGGAGGTACATATAATGTCAGTAGATAAATACTTAGATGGATTAACAAGGTTAGTAGATACATTAGATAAATACAACGATTCTGATACAGATGATGTTGTAAATCAACTTATTGCTTCTAAGATACAGTACGAGCAAGCAGTTAAAATGGATATGCACACAAGAGAAATGAATAATAGAGAATCAGCAAGTAATCAAGCTAGTGCAGCTTTAGGATTGTTGGATACTTTACCATTAGCAAGTTCATATTCAGGTAGAGACAGACTTACAGATACTGAAGGCAAAGGTAGTGGTGGTGCTAGAAAGATTATAGGTAAGGGAGGACTTATAGAATCAGATAAACTAGAGTTTAGTGTAAGTAGAGGTGGTGGATTAATGCTTGATGGTGCTAGAAGAAGAAAAGAAGCTAACGCTTATTTGGATATGCACGACACTCAAAACGCTGCTGTTATAGACGCTATGAATAAAGTAAAGGATGCTAAGTGGGCTTTAGGAGATGACCATAGACTTGTTAAAGAAGGTAAAGCTAAAATATTACAAGAGTATAATCATTTAGTAGACTCTAGAAACAACTTAGTAAAAATTGATACTTACGCTCTAGCAGAAAATTATAACCCTATTGGTAATAAAGTTTTTAGAGGGAAAGAAGAAACTATACTAGAACGATACGACAAACATATTGCAAAATACGAAAGTGTTTTAGATATGTTAGAAGTTGAGGAATAATGTCAGAAATTATTAAAAATCCTAAGATACTTTATCTTGAGGAACTTCTTAACAGAGGTATAATTACTTCTGATGACTATGTTAATAGACTAGAACTCCAATACAAGATGGACCCTACTTCATATAGTGAGGAAGATGTAGATCATATAGAGAAAAGACTTACATCTGCAGATAGACCATTTAATAGAAATATGGAAGTTGGAGATTCTAATATTGTTAGCGTCTTAAATCAATTCACTTCAGGTTTAGTAGAAGGTTTTACTACGTTAGGTTGGGCAGAAGATGGAGACACTAGTGGAGAAAACATTGCTAATAGATTAGGGCATTTAATAGGTTTTGCTCCTGATGTAATAGCTAGTGCTCTTTCTATGGGAGCTTATGTGCCAGTAGCAGCTGCAAAAAGAGCTTCATTACGTGGTGCTGCTGGTGTTACGCAGGCTTTAAGAAAAGGTGGAGAAATAGCTCCAGGTTTTTTAAGAAAAGAAGTAGGGCCTAAAGCATTTTCTTTGCAATCAGTTCCTATGAAAGTAGCTGATAAAGCAACTGAGTTTTTAAAAAAACAAGTCGGAGAAACACAATTAGTCACTAGTGGTTTCTTAAGCAAGGGTATTGCTGCTAATAAAACATTTCAAAACATAGGTGAACAAGGTTTGCATTTAGGTATTGCATTGGGTGTATCTGAATGGAAAGAAGGACCTCAAGCTATGGTAGAATCTTCTATGCATGGGTTTGCAGCTGGTGCTATGTTTGGAGGTATAGGTAACTATTTAAATATAAGTAACATGCTTATCAATCCTAAAACAGCACCTGTGGCTAAAAGAATTATTAGAGGTGTAGCTAAAAACGTATCTGAAAATCAAACAAGAGCAAGGTTGAGAGGATTAGATATGGTAGCTAAAGGTGTTGCTGGTGGTGCATTTCAAGGTGGTTTAGCTACTATGCAAGGACAACCATTACCAGAACAAATATATGAGTATTTATTAGGTACATTTTTTGGAGCCACTGCACAAAGAAGAGGAACTATAGATAGAGATAGATGGTTAGCTAAACATAATTTACCACAAAACAAAAATTTAGAAAAAGCTAGAGAAGCTATAAAGAAAATGCCTGACTTTAACTCTCTTACTAAACCAGACCAAAATTACATAATGCGTTTTACTGATACTCTACAAAACGAACAAAGATTAAACTTTAGAAATGTATTAGATATAGAAGCTATTAACGAAATAAAAGAAATGGCTGTAGCTCAAGGTATTAACATTGAAAAATTAACAGGAAAACAATATGAGGCTATACAAAAAGAAAGAGCTAAAAAATCAGAAGTAGAAGCAGCAGATCAATCAGAAGAATTTGTAGGACCCATACCTAAAGGTAGAAGACCTAAAAATGAAAAGGAAAATGAATCAGAAGACGTACATGAAAAAACTATACTAGAGCATATTGATTACGACTTTACTCAATTTGATAATTACATTAAAAACAACAGATTGGAAACAGAAGGCTTGGAAGTGCCAAGTAATAGCAATTTAAATGTTATTGCAAAAGAAATACAAAAGGGTTCTGAATCTAAATATAAAGACTTAGATGATATTAAAATAAATTTATATGATTTATCTAAAGATGTAGAGAATGATTTCTTAGCTTTTGCAGACAAAGTAACATTAAAGTATCCAGAGCTAACAGATACCATAACCGTAAAAAGAGACGGTACTACTGTAACTATTACAAAGTTTGAAGCTATAAGAAAAAATTTAGGTAAGTTTTTAAAAATGAAGGAAGCTTTAGCACCATTATTTAGATTAGAAATAGATTTACGTAATCCTAAAAAAGCTAGTGTAAGAGTAAAACCTACTACTGATTTGTATGGAAAAGATTTAGATGTTGTTGGTTCCCCTAATAAAGCTAACGATATATACGATATGTTTGATTTACACTCTTTTGCAAACAAAGAACAATATGCAGAAATTCGTGTTATAGCAGATGATGTTTATATGGTAGATAAACAATATAAATATGGTAGTGGTGCAAATCAAAAAGATAGATATACTTTTAAAAGAGAAGGTATATTTGGATACAAACCAGGTAAAGATGGAAAGTATACAGATTTAGTAACAGATGATGCTATAGCTAAATTAAATACAAAACTTATTAAAGACGTAGGTTCTTATGTTTATAGTGGTGCTAAAGATACTGGTAATTTAATAATTCATAAAATACCTTTTACTACTAAAGAAGTAGATGTAGCTCAACCTCATTATATTAAACCAACAGAATTAAATAAATTTTGGAATACAATTCAAAATCAATTTAGAGAAGAAATTAGAATATTAGGTTCTAGTAAATTTCAAAAAAGTAAAACAGAAATTTTATCTAATTGGATATACCAATTAATAGAGTCTGGTCATTTATCAGTAAACACTCCAAGAAATGCAGATAATCTTACAAGGGCTATGCGTATGTATATAGCTGATCCACAATACACATCCATACAAAAGATGAATAAGTATTTACATATGGCTCAAGGTAGTAACATAAGACAAAATATTGAGATTACAGAAAATATACCTAATGCAGAAAACAATGAATTAAAAATTATGGCTATTGAAGATATTAATAGCAAGTTTAAAATAGAAGACAAACCATCTCAATCTGGTGCTGATGCAGGATTATTACTTAGACAAGATGTATTTGATAGAACAATAGAAAAAAACTTTTTAGATGAAACGGCTGGATTTATGAAGATATCTGGTTTTACTATGCCTAAGGCCGAAGTAGGTAACGTTATCATGAAGACGGGTACATTTAGAGCCTCAGATGCACAGAATGCTTTAATGATTAAGAAAGGTATTCATGGAACAATACGTGCTACTGCAGCAAAATCGTCTAGAGGTATAACTTTTGGTAAAATACAACACGGAGTCAATGGAGAACGTATTGCAAAAGACGGAACTATATTGAACGTAAGACCCGATGAATTGTATATAGACTATGGCGTATATGAATCTGGTAACAAGATGAGTCAAGCACCAAATATATTAAAACAAATGTTTGACAAGTATATATACGAACAAATGGTTACAGATATGGGTAGGCAAGACGCAGACAATTTTAAGTTTGAATATGACCTTATGGTAGAAAGAGGTGTTGTTGGTAATGATATAGTTAATTCAGAGTTTATAAAAGCTTTGAAAAAACAAGACGACACAATAGATTTTGAAATAGAATCATTAGGTTTAAAAGAAATTAACGATGGTTTAAAAGATATTGATACTCCTATTGCTAGAAAATTAATACAAAAGATATTAGAAAGAGGAGAAACTATAGAAGTTTCTAGTGAATCTGGTAATATGGAATCAGTGTTATCTAATTTATCTATAGAAAATTTTAAACTACCTGAAATGTTAAACTCTGTAGAGTATTCTACTGGTGCTATACTTGATCCACAAAATATAGATTATGTAAGAAAATCTATTGCTAACTACGCTATTAAAAGAGTAACTAGACCTCAAGCAGAGTACGGCTTTCAAGGTAAATTAGCTTTAAGAGATGAAGAAATAAGATTTAAATTTGCTAAAGAGTTAACAGATGAAACTTTTATGTTGCACGACAATCTTAAAACTTTACAAGTAGAAGTATTAGGAAATAAAACTACATTGGAAAAAGCATTTAGTGAATATGAAAGATTAAAATCTATTCAAGGTAGAGCAGGTAGTGAAAATTTAGTAGCCTATGAAAAAGCATTAGAGTTTTTAATGGTTAGATCTCCTAACAGTTCTTTAGGTGGTACAAGAGTATTAAGATTTGCAGGGTTTACAGGTAGAAGAGGATATGGTGTTGTAACTACATCTAAAAATGACCACTATTTAGGTGGTGCAGACAAAGATGCTGACTCTGTGTTTGTATATCAAAACATGGGAGAAGGAATTAAAAAAGGATTTAGAAATTTTGAATCAGAATTTACTGACCCTATAACAGGTAACACCAGAGACTTTACTACAGTAGGAGATACATTTAAAAGTATAGTAGAACCTTATAAAGAAAATAAACAATTTGCTGACGCTGATACTGGTATTAATAGTTTTGAAATTATTAAAATGATGGTTCCGTCAGAAAGAATAAAGCTTACAAGAATGATGAGTAGGGCTAAACAAAAAATGGGAGTTTTTGTAAACTCTGGTATTACACACTCTACAATGATGGATGTATTGTTGTCACAGGGTGGAGAAATAATGACACATAGTTCGGGTAAAAATACTAGAACATATTTTAGTAAAGCACAAAATGCTAGAGTAATAGAGACTTTCTTACCTAGTCAAAGAAAGTATTTTGGATTAGACAAAGCTGAACAAATAACTGGAGACCCTACTGCTGCAGTATATAAAGTAAGTTTAAAAGTAAAAAATGATTCTGCTAAAAAAATGCAAGATGATATAGCAGAAGGTGTAAACATTTTAGCTGATGCTGCAGTATTCCAAAAATTAGATTATCCTGAAAATATGGCTAAAGCTATGTTACAAAAATATTTTAAAATCGAAGCTAAAATCGAAGGTATCGATCCTATTACCAAGAGACCTAGTACAAGATTTGAAGAATTAGATTATTCTAAAGTATCTTATCATAAAGTTATAAAAGAAATAAAGTTATTTGATGTGGTAAATCAAATGAGAGAAAAAGGATATTCAACACAAAGAGATAGAATGTCTTCCGTAAATGAAATAAAGCAAGTAGCAGATGACTATTTAGATTTTATTGGTGATAAAGGTCCATACTTTAATAAGGTAGCTAAAGTATTTTCACAATTAGAAAATTTAAATATAAACCCTGTAAGATATTATTCTGGTAATCAAAGCAGAGCAAATGAAATGGTAGCAGCTCTAGCACAAAACCTTAGAGACCAAATGATGAAAGATCCATTATTTAGACAATTTGGTATTAAAGACTCTTATGCAAATAGATTGGAAGCTGAAATAGATTTAATGAAACTATCTAGAGATGAAGCTGGTCCTGATAAAATATATGCAAAATTACACGAGTACGTATCAGTTAAACAAGCTTTAAACATAGCTAACAAATTTGAAATAGCATTAGACAAGCTAGGTATACAAGATCCAGCTACTTATTCTAAAGAAATATTTGATTTTGCTTATGAAATAAAAAGTTATTTTGATACACAAAGAGGTTTAATGAGAGAAGAAGCTAGTTTCCTTGGTGCAGAAAGAACTGAAAAAATGGAAGAGTTCCAAATTAGTAATGCTGACATAAATAGACTTATAAAAGATTTTAAAGACGACAGAGGTGCTAGAATGTCTGAACTAAATATACCTTTAAAGGATTATGAATATTTAGTAGATGCTATGTTGATGGCAGTACCAACAAGTAATGCAAGAACAGAATACATAGCTCGTCAAGAAGAAAGTTTTAACGATGCAGGAAAAAAATTAGATAAAGCTATTGAAGCTGAAATGAAACTTCTTGAAATAAATCCACAATCAGAAATTAGTGCACCTAGAAATTCTAAAATAAATAGATTGCTTAAAGAAAAAGCAGCTTCGTTTAAAAGACTTAGACCTCATCTAACAGGTATTTCCAGAAGTAGAGCATTAAAAACTGAAAATGTAAAAAAATTCTATGAAAGTACAGATTCAATAATAAAGCAAGCTATAAAAGAAATTGGTACAAATGTAAATAATTTAACTAAAAAAGAATCTATTATAAAATTTTTACAAGATGGTGGTATAGATAACATACAAGCTGTATATAGTCCTACAGACGTAGTAAGAGGGTCTTTAAGAGCAGATGATATGAAACTAATAACAAAAGATGGAGATAAAATAGATTACGATGTAAATGTATACGATCCTAAAATACATGAAATTTTATATGAACCAGCTAAAGAAGTTACTAAAGATGGTGAACGATTAGTACAGGATACTAGAACAGGACCAAGAAAATTTAGAGATACTATTGAAAAAGTAGATGATATGATGCCACAATTTAATTTTTTAGAAGAAATTAATTTAAACAAAACTGGCTATAGGTCTACAGAACAAGATAAAGAAATTAAAAAATTGCTAGATATTATTTCTAACAATCCTGGCAGTTTAGAAAACTTAGAATATGATTTTCAAGTTGTATCAGAAGCAAGAAACTTTGGTTTAGCAACAGACATTAGAAGTATGAGTCTTAATGAATTAAAATCATTTAACAATGCATTAGAAATAAAATATAGTAAAACCGATATTATTGACAAGTTAGGTAATATAGCTAGAGGTCCAGGGAAATGGGAACAACTTTTTAACTATGAAAAAATAGGTAAAGAAATGGAACGTTTTGACAAAACTTCTTACATGCAATATGCTAAACCCGTTAAAGATAAATTTGGAAGAATTACTGAACAATCTAGAAAAATACCTACAAGTACATTAGAATTAGGTAGACTTACTATAGATAAAATGGATCAGTTACAAAAAGCATCAGATGACTTTTTAAATAAAAGAATTGATGGTTTGTTTGAATTTACAATTAAGGATGATCCTGCTATTAATCAATATGTAGATTTATTGTTTGAGTCAGCTGTTAATAGAATAGAATATAACAATGGTAAGTATTCTGATAAATACCAAAAACAAGACGAAGTAAGTAGAAGAGCTATAGAGAAATCATATAAAGATACTGAAGCTACACTTTCTTTAATAGCTAAAGATGGTGTTATGTTTCCTATGGATAATAAACAATCACCTGGTCAAGGTAAGTCTAAAATGGTATCTGGTAGTGACTTTGTTGAAAGTATTAAAGGTAGAGTTCAAACCTTATTGAAGGATGTAAACAGCACTTATATACAATCAAGACATTTAAATTTAGAAAAAGTATTGAAATCAACTAAGATGCCTGGAATAGGTCAATGGAAAATATTACCTGCTAGGGTGCAATCTAAAGAAAGTCCTGGATATAAAACCCAACAAATGGAAAAACTTTTCTTAGATAAAAATGGTTTGATTAGAGAAGAATTAATACACAAAGTTATTGAATATGCTACATTCAATGCTAAGGCATCACCAAGAGAAGTTATGGAAAACTTATTACCAAGTGTAAACGATCATAGGTTTATGAAATTTCATATCAATTTAAAAGATAGACTACAAGTAAGAATTAATAAAGTTAATGGATTAGAAGCAGTTGATCTTAACAAACCTTTAAACAGTAAAGCTGCTAATTGGGTTAAAAGAGAAGTTAACAAAGAACTTATATTCAGTAAAAATAAAGAAGGTAGTAAAAAAACTTACTATGAAAAAGCATTAGTAGGTGAAATATTAGAAGGTTACTGGCCTAGATTAGACCATCACAGAATTAAAGCAAATATTCCTAAATTAGAAGCATGGAAAAAAGAACAAATAGAATCAGAAATAGAAAGATTTAGACAAGACCCAGAGTCTATACCTTCTGCATTGAGAGTTATGAAAGCATATAAAAGACCTGGTTTTGAAACTGATGAAAAACTTATGACTTATTACAGAGAACATAAGATGGGAGAATTTGAAAGATTAGAACAATCTAAAATAACTCCTGGACAAGCTATGGCAGAAAAACAAATTACTGATTTGTTGAGTAGAACTAACGAAGATGCATTATTAGGAGACTACAGTGCTAACAATGTTAGAAGTCGTGGTGAAACATATATGCCTTATTACCAAAAAGATTTACAAGCTTTAAGAAATTATACTAGTGGATTCTTTAAAATGATGCTTACTAACACAGCTGGTCTTAGATCTGAATTGATCCTAAGAGACTTTGATTATCAACATAAAGGACAAGATTTTGCTAGAAATTGGTCTAATTATATGCGTGATGCATTTATAAACATGATGGGTATGTCAAGTTATCGTGCATTTAATTTACACGGTATAAATAAAAAAGATGTTCCGTTATTTAAAAAATATGTAAAAAATGGATTAAAGATTGATGGATTACGTTTGGGTAAATATGAAAAAGATTTATTGTTGGACATGGAAGAAGCTATATCAGTTCCAACTACACAACAATGGAATATTTTAGAGTCTGTAGGTAGTATAAAAGGTGCAGAAAAAAGAATACAAGAACTTAGATTAATAAAAGCTAAAAGATTATTGAAAGATGTTAATATAACTGGTAAGTATGGTACTATATATCATGCTATGAGTGATGAAGTAGGAACTAAATATCTTGAAAAGATAAATGATAAGTTTGGTGGTAGATTATTAGGTGAATTACCTAAAGATAGAAAACAAAGACATTATGCTATACAACAAAAACTAAAACAGTTCAGTGATCTTGAAGGCAAATTTGAATTGTATTCATTATTGTCAGCACCTAAAACATTGTTAACTAACATGTATGGTGGTAGTATGAATACTATATCTGACGTAGGATGGAGTACATTTAGAAATGCTGGTAATGCAGAATGGATGGTATCTAATATGTTTGGTAAAAACGCTAAGTTTACTTTTTTTGATCCAGTAACTGGTAAAAGTAAAGAACAATCCATTACTACTAAAAAAGATATAGATAATTGGTTAGAGTCTTTAGGTGTATATGATTCAATGTTTTTAGATATGGTAAATTTAGATAGTGTTTATGGTAAACAAAATCAAAAAAGATTTTGGAAAGAAGCTGTAAGAAGAATTAATAAAGCTTCTAAAGATCCTAAAGTTAGAGAATCAAAAGAATCTTACAATAATATGAAAGATAAAACTTTGATGGAACTAGCTAGAGATTTTAAAATAAACATACCTATTGAAAAAGCTGGTTCATTTTTTATGTCTTATTCTGAGCGTAAACTTCGTGGACGTGCTTTTCTTGCTAACTATATAGCTATGAAAAAAAACTTAGAACCTGTAGAAGTTCCTTTTAATAGTCCAGCTTTAATAGATTATGCATTAAAGGGTGTACAAGCTTCACAATTCTTATATCAAGCTACATATAGACCTAACTTTGCTAACACGTCTTTAGGTCGTGTAATGACAAGATTTCAACCTTATGCTTGGAATAGTATAGGTAGACGTATTAAACTTTATAAAGATGCTAACGTAGATGGATGGGCATTAGATGTTCAATCTACTAAAAAAGCACAAAGACAGTTTACTTTTGATCTGTTTAGTTTAGCTTTAGGAACTATATTTACAGCTAGTTTATTTGAATACGCATTATCTCCTCCTATGAACTGGTTACAAGATACTGCTGCTATGTTGTTTGGTGATGAAAAAGCAAGAGATAGGGCTTTCTTTAATCAGTATCCTTCTCCTTATTTAGCACCATTACAAATTATAACACCTCCCGCTGCTCGTTTCGTGACTGCTCCTATAACAGCTATATTGAATGGTGATATGGATACTTTCGCTAAATATCAATTAGCTACATATTTTCCATTTGGTAGATTAGCTAGAGATAGTTATAGAACTATACAGTCTCCTGCTATGGCTGTAGATTTTATGACAGGACTACCATTACATCAGGTAGCTAAGATGAGAAGAGAACATTTAGATTCATTTGTTGAAGAAGAAACTGAAGAAATGGTAGAACAAGAGCAAACTTTTTCTAAAATTAATTAATATTAGACTTTAGACCCTTTTTCGTGGGGGTATTTCACTCCACGCCTCACAATGCCCCTTTACCGCACTTTGCATTAATATCCTTAGTAACTATTAAATAAAAAAAAATCGCAAGGATAGTGTATATCCTCGCAATCTTTTTTTTACAAAAAAGCATATTTTCTTTGTTTATCATATTCACGCCAAGCCAATATGCAAACACTGAATAAAATTGTCAAGAATAAGTTGTATTCCTTTCATGTTATAGAAAATATGCTTTTCTCTCTCTTATAGTAAATTTATACGATCTAACAGTTCGTTAATAATAATGTTTTCTTGCTTAGAAATAAATGGTGCTTTTTTATAATTCACCAAAGCAGACTTAACTATTAACAATTCTGCTGGATTTAAAAATTTAAGTTCAATCATTATGACACTCACAATTCCCTGGACCTGGACGTCCAGTCATGTCATGATAATCTTCTGACTTTCTAAGAACATCTAAGTCATTAGGTGTATCTACACTTTCATCTTGTAAATCTTGTAACCATTTTTTATCACTTTGATGTTGAAGAATTTTTTTAGCTAACGACATAATTGCTGTTACCTCTTCTTTACTCATGTTCATTTTTATATTCCTTTTCTATTTTAATTAATCTAATCCATTCTTTATATGGTATTACAGCTAATGCTTCTTTTCTATCCATACGTGTAACCACTAGATCAACATCATCTGCGTGATGCTTAGGATATAACCATTGTGCAATCTTTTTTTTCATTTTAGCTTGGACTGCATATCCTTCTACTAAACAATCAACTTGTTCAGATTTACCTAGTGCTTTACCATTAGAGGCATAGGCCCTCTCAGCAGAGAGCCCTTCCTCTTTAGCGATATTAACACATTCTCTTTCAAGATTGTTACCACGTATTTTATTTCTATGCGTCACTCTTTTTTCCAGTATTAATTATTGGCATTTTGAGTTCCCATTTTCTAAGTTGTATATGAATTTCATAGGTTAATATTCCAAAAAATATTGAATACATAGGACCAAAAGAATTATCTTTGGTAAAACCTAATGTAAATATTTTAAATAATATCAATTTATACATACTCATATTATCTTTACTTATTTTTTTTGTAGATATCATGTTTCTCCTTTACATATCTAATCGCTCAAAGGTCATAGTTTTGTATTGGAAAGTAGTAATTAGCTCAAACCTTGCTTCGTCTCTAGATTTTTCCGAAGTAATAGTTCGATGCATTTCGTTTCTGTTTCCCTTTACTACCATAACTTTATCTGCTTTTTGCACAACATTAGAAGAACCTTTTAATGAATGTAAACCAATAGATCCTTGTGCAGCACTAGCTTTATTAACATGATGTATTGCTATAACAATAGTATCATTTCTTTGTGCTATCTGTTTAAGTCCATCTATAATTGTATTCTGTTCTTCAATAGCTCCCTTATTTCCATCTACTTGCAATTCGTCAGTGGTATCTACAACTAGAACATTAGGTTCATATTGTGCTACTACTTTCTTTACTGCTTCAATTTCTGGTGCTATTGTCATTATTCTAATATGTTGCAATTTATCTTTAAAGGAAACGTTATCAGTTTTATAAGCATCGTAAACCCATTCTTTTGGTTTATTTTCTACTATTTGAACAAAACGTCTCCAAGTTAAATTTTCATTCATTTCTAGCGATAGAAATAACGTATCTTTTTTACAAAAAGTTATTATTTGCTGTACTAACGCTGTTTTACCCATACCAGTATCACCACTAAATATTATTAATTCTCCTGGCTTAAATAAGTATTGATTAATCCCATCAAATACCTCTGATAGATCTATACTTTTCTTAGTAAAGTCTGTCATAACATATTTTCTAAAACTATCTTCTAATGAATCAACATCTTTAATATCTAACATATAATCTTTTCTTTTGAAATGAATGCATTTAGGATCACAATATTCCATAAGAATACTATCATCACATCCATAACTATACTGATTTTCATATACATTAGTTACCGTTCTAGCTATTTCATCACTTTCTAACTCACCGTTGGCCCAAGTAATCATGCCATTTAGTGCCACCAAAAATGGAATACCAGCTCTTTTGTATGAACTTATCATTCTCATCATCTTCATGTTTCTAGAACCCTGAGCAGGACCCTCATTAAAGATATGTTGAACACAAGTCACCATAGAATTGGTAGTTCCACTTTTAATAGGTGTGTTATTTACCATAACACTGGTAGGTTTTGATAGAACGTGTCTATTTAAATAAGGTTCTATTTGAGTAGTATCATCATTATAAGTAGACCAAAAGTGTTCTTTACTCTTAACAAATTTATTATATGCATTCTTAGATTGAGCAATCTTCTTTACATCTGCATAAGATAAATCCCATACATATTGTAAAGGAATCCATATTTTATATAAATCCGTTTTAGTATTTAAAGACCATTTTGATCTAATTATTCTAGTTTTATCATAGATATTATCTCCAAAACTAAAATACTCACTCATAGTAGCTTTGACTTTTTCATGCAAGTTTTTATTTGGTTGAAACCCAAATACATTAAGTAACTCAATATGATAGCCACTACCACTGAACCAAACATTAACATGGTTACTATCAATACCGAAATCGAACAAGTCATTAAGACTATGTCGTAAATATTCTTGTAGATTTTCGTCATCAATTTCTCCTTTGTCTATGTCTATTATTATATTATCAACGTAAACAAGCCCATCGAATCCTTTTACTGACTTGTTTTTTATAACAAAATCTGTAAAAGTCTTATCAAAAGAGTAATAGGATCTATACATTTCACCTTTAAAAGCATTAGACTCTCTGAGCTCTCTGTATTGCTCAAGAGTAGTTACTTTATTTCGGTTATGTATTTTACCTTTTACTATTTCTACTATAGTCTGTTTATTTTCCATCCTTTAACCTTACCTTCTTTAATTTCTTCTAATGCAAAACCAAATCTGCTTAATGCATCACTAGAACGAATATCTCTAAACGCTCTAGCATATGTACTTGCAGTATGTACTTTTTGATGTGCTAACTTACCGTATATTACGATTTTTTCTTCAAATTCGTAACTCCAGAAAGCTGGCATAACATTATTTCCATTAGCTCTGTTTTCAATCCATAAAAGAACAATATCTTTAGCAGACATTGCCACTAGAATGGCATTCCGTCACCATCTGATGATGTATCTTCATTAATTAAAGTATCCATTACTGCTTTCACAGTAGGTGTTTCTACTTTATCAGTAGAACTTGTTTTTTGGTAATCCTTAGGGTATCCTTTTTCTAATTGAGCAAGGAATTTCTTTTCAAGTAATGCTTTCTCATCTACATGAGACACTACTCCCCAAGTATTTCTCTTGTATTTGCCGCTTGAAGCGTATGTAATACAAGCTAAATGCTTACCTACTAAAGATTCTAACGATTTAGTGTCTAGAACACCAGTATCAGAAACATTTAGATCACATTTAGTTGAGATAAATAACGTATTTAAGTCTTCTGGAAATAACATTCCATTGACTACACCGTTACCATCTTTTTGAAAGTTTTGATTTACGAAACAATTATAATTGTATCCGTTATCATTATCTTCTAGTTGAAGCTTTAAACTCATATCTGTGTATTGTGAGTTCATAACTTCTACATCTGTTATAGTACATTCATTAACAAAATAATTTTTTGATCCTGTACTACTTACTGCTTTTGTACCCGAAATTGCCATAAGGCCTCCTATTTATTATCTTTTGCATAATCTTTATTCTTATCCATTTCTCCATCTAATATTTCTTGATACTTATCTGCTAAGATATTATTTACAGAACTTATTACTTTTGAAGAATCAGGATATTCATACAATGTATTTGTGTCTGACATTGGAACTTTAGTTAAGATGTATTCACCAGTTTCATTACTAATCCACTGACTTTCACCTACTTCCATACCAGATATTACATGGTTACTTGACATTTTGAGCTTTAGGTTTAGGTTTTGTAAGCATTAAGAAATGCATTACAGATTTAAACCATTTAGTTTTAGTGTCATAGTAGTTTGAACCTCTTCTATCATTATAAGCTTTTATTTCCTTATCTGATAAAAAGGGCTTTGCTGATGCAAAAGCTTCACCTAAAATATCTAATTCTCTTGTAGTTATTTTAAATTTAGCTTGTTTGGTAAGAGCACTTGACATTTCTTCTGCACTCGGACCATTTTTATCACCACCAAATCCACAATGAGCTAAAGCACGACCTACCGCACTTGTCTCACAATTTTCTATTGCTGATGATTTATTTACGAAATGTCCATTATCACGTTCTGCAGCATGTCCTGTATATTGGACCTCTGGTTCTGCTAATGGATTTGGTGTTACAACTGCTTTCATAACGTATTCATTACACATCTCACCTGTAGGAGAATCAACTATATTGTTACTTGCTAACAAAGTTGTTTCTATCGAACATTGAGGGAATTGATCACGAAAGGCAATTAAACGATCTTTTACTAATGTATAATCACTTATATTGAATCTAGCCATTATTTTTCCTTTTTTCTTTTAATTAATATTCTATTCTTATTTTAAAGCCTACTAATATAACTATTAATAGGCTATAAAACAACTACTATTTACACAGTAGTATAGTATTTAGTTTTGATAGTACTCGTAGGAAAGTCAAATGACATTTCCTTGTGATATGGGCTATCAGTTAATATCTTTCTAATTATATTAGAGATAAAACTTCCACTCATATTACTGCAATAGCTTGTTGCTTTCGCATTACAAGGCTCATGACTACCATCTTCATCTGAATACCATGTTTTCAAGTATTGTTTAATAGTAGGTTTATTAAATGTGTACTGCTGATAATGCTCAGCACCCATTCTACCATCTATTAAATACATTGGTGACCTTAATTTAAGTATAGATTGAACTGCTTCAAGTCTATCTTTCATAGAGTCAAATCCTAATATTACAATGTCATTACCTTCTCTTCTGTATTGTACAAAACGTTCGTTATAACATTTAATATCAAGATCATTGGTGATATCAGAGCATATACTTTTTAAAGCATCGCATTTATATTCACCTACATGTCGTGTATCGTAAGAGCTAACACCTATGTTTTCTCTTCCAACTTTATCCATGTCATAGAAGCATAGGTTTGTTGCACCCATCCTTACTAATTGTGTAGCTGCGGCACTACCTATAGCACCGCAACCTAATATATGATAAGTGTAATCACTAAAATTGTCACATATATCATTATATCTCATAGATAAACTAGACATTTGAACTCCAAGCAGCATTATAATATCTTATTTCGTCTGCATCTTCGTTCTTTTCAATCAATTTATCTTCATAAGACCATTTTTCATAAATTCTATGAAAATAATCTTCTGCATCTAAAACACAAGATGTTGTTTCAAGTTCTTCATGCGTTGGAGGTATAGATACTTTCATATTATGCTCCTGCAATTCGAAGTTCAACATTTTAATTTTATGTTTTACATTTTTGTACTTAATTGAACCATTGATAAAATCTAACATAATGTCATCAACTTTAGACTCAAATCTTATCATAGCTTTATCATGAAACACATTTAATTGTGAACCATATCTATAATTACTATTAACAAGATGATTATTGTTTGATCTTACTACAATAGTAGAAGGTTTAGTACACAACTTTTCTACTTCATTAACAATAGCTTTAGGTATTTGAGGTTCTTTTCTCACTATATCTAATGCTATGTCATCAACTACTGCTGGAAAAGGTTTCCAGACATTTACTCTTAACTTGTATTCTTTCTGCAAGTTAACAACTAAAGAAATAGACCAATCACCTTGATTCATTTCATCAATTGCTGTCAAATCAGTTTGAGACCAGAAAACATCCATCGTATGATGACTGTGCCACCATACGAATTTAATATCTCTGTTTTTATGTTTCATAGCTGTTTTAACGTAATATGATGCTAAAGCTTCTTTAGAGAGAGCTGTATTACCACCACTAATTTCTTGCTTAAGAATAGTAGGAGAGTGCAATTTCCATCGATCATCCTTATCTTTCTCAGCAAGTAACATACCACCTATTTCTGATTTATGTTCATCATAAGCGTATTGTGAATAATTTTGAAGTTTATCCCAAACTTTTTCTTTCATATAGAAATTAGCCATTGTTTCCTCCTCTGGCAGTAAACCAAGTACGCATTTGATCTCTCAATTCGTCGTCAGTAAGATCTGTACTTAGTTGATTATTATGATTAGTTAATGTTTCATGTATTTCATCTGATGTATGAAATGCATCTACGTCATCTACTTCACTAAATGGTAATTCATCTCCATCTATTTCATGCATAATAGATTCCAATTCATCAAGGTCATTGTGTATTTCTTCAACAACTTCTGATGTTTCGTCCAAAGCTTGATCTAATAAACCATATATATCATCACCAAACGGGAATTTATCCTCTTCTGTTTTGATTATATTATTTAGCATTGGAGCGTAATTAGCATATTTATCGCATCCTTCATTTCTAGCTGTACATTTAATTTTATCACAATATGATAGAATTTCCATGATTTTAGCTAAATCTAAGTCACGATTATATGTCCCATCTTCTTCGTAGATAACACTTTCATTATGTAACATAGCAGTATAGTTATCTTTCATTGGTCTTGATGGATCTAACGATTTTACTTGCATACTAAAACAAGTATTTGTGTTAGCACTGCTAACTCTTCTGTATTCCTTGTTGTAATCACCAGGCATTCCAAAATGCAATTGACGTATATTATTTAATGGATTTGCACCTGGTATAGTATATCTATTCCAATTATGCATAGTCATAACTAACTCAGGAAACCTAAGATTAATTATTGAACTCCATATATCAAAGTGACAATCACCCCAACAAATAGTATTCATTTGTATTGGAAATAGATATTTACTAACAGAACTATGTTGAGGCACACTAGTTTCTACATAATGTTTACCTATATAGTTGTCAGATATGTAACTTTCTACACTGTCTTGACTTCTACCTAGTCTTGATGCACCAATAAAAGGATGGTTTAACAAGTCAGGTTCAGAATCATTCCATATATTACGACTTAGCTCAGTATTTATAGAATTTATCATGATACCTCTGGACATTAAGCCAACTTCTCTTGACACTCTTCTATTATATACTTGAGGGTCTTGAGAGAATCTATCGTTGTTTGCACTACCTAATGGTGTGCATCTTTCCATTCTAGATATCTCTGCGTTTTGTAATACAGTATCAAAATCTATATCATTCCAGTCATCTTGTTCTTTATAAACTGTATAATAAGATCTGATTAGCTCCTTCATTAAAGCAGACAATCTAACGTTGAATTTAAACACCATATCTCCACATGGAATATCTTGTAATAATTCACCTTCGCTAGATATAACTGGAACCTTTGCATCTTTCCATAATATCTCATAACATATAAATGATTCGTTAAATAACTCATCATCAAACATTACTGTATCATTGCCATAATGTCTCTGTTTGTGTTTCGTTGGTGATTGTATGTACCAATCGAAAGACATGTTAGGACCTATGTGTTCTAGTATATTATCTTGAAAATGATTAAACTTTTGTTTTAATCTATCAAAATAAGTTTCCCAGACATTTTTGAATAATTTATCGTTTTTAGCAAATGATATTTTATTCTTTCGTAATTCTCTCATCATATTATCCACAACTATAACTTGATTTTTGAAATCTTGTATATCATGAGATATTCTTTCAGGTCTACTGCTCAATAATACTTGTAAACTAGCAGCTGACTTGTTTTGTTGTCCCAATCTATTGTTAATAACATCAAAAATAGTTTCTCTATATCCTCTTTTCCACTTAAAACTTTCTGTTACTTGTAAAGCAGGTAAGTTTTCTAGTTTAGTTCTAATAGGATAAATACTTTTGGGTTTAATATAACGATTATTAATTCGTTCTAAATTGTGTAGAACTTTCTTTTGCGGACCTTCAGTAATAGCTTTAGCTATAATTTCAGGTTCTAGCTGATATTCACTAACGTCAAACATAACTTTGTCGTTTAGAGTATATACAGCTGGTAATTTCTTCTTTAACATGGTACTCCTTTACTTTTTTAATGGATATATGTAAACTAAGGCAACTATTTACCCCCACGATAAAATAGTCACCTTATGTTTACTCACGATGTCAACTAATAAATCCTATCCTCCGACTTTATTAGTAGTAACAATTGCAACAAATGCTCCTTGTGGCAACTCATAGCTGTCAGATCTTTCGACCCCACCAACATTTGTTGTCACGTTAGAACCTTCGATACCCTTGAATGTCTTCAGATGTCCTACTGTTAGAACGTCTGATGGCAACTCAAGTGTAGAGAAGTTTGCACTGTCATACATCAATTCGATAGTTAATAGCTCAGCCATTATTTATCTCCTCTTTTATTTCGTTAACGTATGTAACTTTATTGTCATTAGCGTATAATAAATGTAATACACTTAGACATAGGTGTTTTACTGACCTGTTTATTTCTTGCTTATATTCATTGCCTAACTCATGCAATGTATTTTCTAATGGTTGTTGTGACTCAGCTGATAAATATACTAACGCATCCACTAATTCTTCTAGTGTTTCTGTCAAGTTATCTCTCGATCTACCGTGTCTTTCCTCCCATACTTTTAAATCGTATTTAGTAATAGGTACTTCTTCGCCGTAGCTTGCCGCACCTATCTTTAAACGATTTTTCATAAGCATATTAATGTACCTTACGTACTCATTTAACATAGCACTTGGTTGTGGTAAATAAGATAGACTACTATTTTCATCTATATCATTATCTATCACAGATTTAAATGCTTCTGTTATATTGTAAAGTATTTTTCTGTTGTTACTTGGTTTTATCATATTTTTCCTCTTTCTTTTTACATAGTTTAGGATCATACTCAACATTAAATCTCCACGACCATGGTGGTTGTTTATAATGATTCATTTGAATATTATGAAAGTACCACCATCCATTATGTTGTATTTTCTTAGCCAACTTCAGTAACTTCTGTTTCATTCTTTATACTATTATGTCTCATGCTAACAGATTCTATACTTTCTTGTATATCTTTAGCTATTGAGTGTGTATCAGTATAAAGTTTAGTAAGTCTAGCTAATTGAGAACGCAATAATCTATTGTGCTCATCATACATCATATTTAAATGAACATTAGCTTCAGCATCTACTGTATCTTCATTCTTAACCATCATAAATTTAGGTTCTTCTTGAACTACAGGTGTGCTTTCTTTGTTAGATTCTACACTAAACCATTGTTGTGCAGGTGTATTCTTTTTAATACATCCACCAGCAGGAGGTAACGCTTTACCTTGAGCTTCTAACTCTGCCCATGTAACTTTACCAGCCTTAACTTGTCTTAGTGCTATACCATAGTAATTTGCAGACAAACCTCTTGCAACTGCAGGTTTATCGCATCCAGGAAACAAACATATCTGTTGTTTCTTCTTTTTCTTTGCCATGTATTGCTCTTTTCGCATCCTATTTGAAATTATAGGCAGCATCTAGGGATGCTTTCTGATGACACTGCCTACCTTGCTATCGAGAAGATAACAACTAACGATGTGAAGATTCTCTGTCGCAATAATCATCTATTGCTTGATCTTCTATTTTATTATATTCTCTATTTTGCAATTCTCTCAACTGTTCAGTAAACTCTTTAATTGTCAGTTTCTGATTAATCTTGACGTCACCTCTTTCATTACATGTGAAGTATACCTCTTGTATTAACCTTGGAATTGCACCTTTTTCTAATGTACTACTCATCTACGCTTCCTTCGTATTGAAGATTGGTAGTTAAAATACATGAAATCAAAGCCTAAAGCATCTAACTTATCTATTAGACTACCTATACGCTCTTGCAGTTCAAAGGCTTTCTCTGCATTGCCTTCATTCTTTTTCTTTGCCATCAAATTTCTCCCTTCTTAACTAATGGTACTCCTGATGGAGCTGAAACCATGCCTTTCCCCTTGACAAACTTCAGCACAAACTTAGGTACATGCTTTGTACTACTACGTTTGATTTTGATGGCTTTACCATCCTTATCTACACCATCTACATAATAGATAGTATGTTTAGGACGCATAACAATAGCTTTGCCACCATTCTTTCTAATCAATTGGATCTCTTTACGAGTGAATCCAGTATCATTAGAAACTTGCTTATTGTTAGGTAGTTCAATAGTATTTAACTTCATGTGTATCTCCTTGATAACGGTGTTAGTTGTAATTATAAGGGCTTTACTGTCAATTAGACTAAAGAGTTACTAGCTCCGAGGTATGACGAAAGAATCACTTTGGTTCTTCCAATGAAAATATGTCACGTCTAAGACTTGTGTAAAGCCCTTAATTCTTTCCTTGCTCCTCTTCAGATTCCACGCATTAGGATTTATTTCTGCTGACAAATATTCGTCTCACCAATACTAACTGAGATGCTGAACATCTAAACAGATAAATGCTTGTAGCCATAAGCCTATACATATATTGTTTTATTGGGAATATTGCACAAGGATAGAGTAGATATCTTTTATAATATCTACATAAAAGCACGCTTACCCTTTAACCAGATGTAATACGTACTAATTCTATATTCTGCCAGTATTGAAAGATTAGACAGATAAAAAAGATAAGATAGACTATATAATACATATAGATAGATGTATGGTATTATAATTATAGCCAGTATTGAAAGATATATAATAGAAAAAATAGAATAGATAGACAAGATAGACTAGAACTAAGTCTAATCTATCTCATCTAATGTGATGCAATAGCATAACTACAAGAGAGTAGAGGCTAATCATCCCTAACACATAGGAACAAGAGGTTTGATTATCTCATCAGAGACTCATCAATTCGGCTCTTTGTTTCCTAATAGCCACACATACATTCTGATCAGGTGTATCACAAAGCTTAATAGCTTTAGTAGAAACTTCTGCACTATCAGAACAAAACTTCTGATACTTATCACCAGCGTAAGTCTGAACTGATAATAGGGTATCCTCTGGATTTACTCCAGAATCAAGGAACATAACGTCACCAGGTTGAAGTTGAACTTCACCAGATGTTAGGCCCTTGGTAATCTCATCGTTACTCATAGTAACACCAGAGATTCTAGCACTTACAATAGTGAACTTAGGTTCGCTACGTGCTATTGTTTGATTCTCATTCATATAATCCTCCTTAATGGATCTATATTAACATTATAATCTAAATGGCCTTTTTCAACTAAATATCCAAAACCACTTCGTATCATCGTAGGGGTAGGTTAAGTATAAACCAAGTGCATACAATCTAATTGCATTTTTGAAATATTTGCCTTAGATTATGTATTATGCGTATTCCAAAAAAAATTTTAGAAAAATTTATAGAGGCTGTAGAGGGAGACCACTCGTTGTCGAAGTTCAATAAAAAGACTGGACAGTGGGAAAAAGTTGAGTTTGATCCTAATAACGCAGAACACGTTAAGTTTAAAGAGATGCATTTAGCTGAAACAGAGATTATGTGCGTGATTGAAGGTTTAAAGATGGGAATTTTAATGTCAAGAGAAATGGACTAGTACTACTATAAGTATACTAACACAAATATTTAAGATATTTGTTAAGTGCTACTATAAGTATACTAGTAAAAAAGAAGGATGTCAAGCGAAATATGAAGAAAAAGAAAAATAAAATGACCTACAAACAGATGGTTACGCTTATCTTTGGTATGCAACAGCAAATAGAAGGTCTGAAGCAACAAATACATATAGGGGAGAAAGCCCTAGATGAATATACTAAGATGAAAGGCGACAAAGACGACTTTATAAAGCATCTTGAAGAAAAATATAACACAGATGATAAAGATAACGAGAAGACTGAAAGTAAATAACTTTGAATCTCTTGATTATTATATCTATCCTGAGAAAGAATTTAAGGAAACAGGGAAGAAATATAAGCATTGGTCCAAATGTAAGCCTTCTGAGTGGGGAATAAGCGACGACGGGTACGTAGCTGAGTGTTTGGATCGTAATTATTACTCTACAGCTATAGAAATGGTGTTTCCTTATGGTAGGCAGTGGGTAACAAAAACAGCTAAGTTGAACTTTGAGCCACATTATACTAGTAAAAACTACTCAAATGTGTCTACAAAGAGCTATGAAGAGCTAGAAGCTAATAAATCTAGGACTGATTTAGCTATAGATGCCTTTTTAAGCTACAAAATAGCTGGTTTAAGCCCAAATATGGAAGAAATAGGTAAAATATACAGGCCTGACCAAAAAAACCCGTCTATAGCTGCAAAAAGAATGTTAAAAACTAAGGAAGTTAAAAAAATTATGGCAGATAAATTAAAAGAGATACTTATAGATAAAGAAATTGATGAAGGATTTGTCTTAGATGTTATGAAAGATGCTATTGATGTAGCAAAAATGAAAGAAGATCCAGCAAATATGATTCGTGCAGCTAAAGAACTAGGAGATTTTTTAGATATGAAACCTAAAACTAAGCAAATCACAGAGTCTATAGAGATGGATATGAGTCACCAAATAGAGGATAATTATGAAAAAGCTAGAAAAAAGCTTAAAGCAACCAAAACCCACGAAGAAGAAGTTCTTAAAGATACAATCTAGCAAATCTAATAACTTAGCTATATTTTTAGCTACATTACTAGAAGTGGCCGTAGACATGGAAATTCAAGTGGAAGTAGTTAGGTATGACGAAGAAAGATAAGATATTACTAGATATGGAGCAAGATATGCTACTATTTGGTAAAATGGTTATGCCAAACATGTTTAGCTCAGAGTCTCCTGCATTCCATTATGACATAACTAAAGAGTTACATAATGAGTCCATAAGACAGGTAAACGTTATAGCTCCTCGTGGTCATGCTAAATCTTCAGTGGTGGCTGGTGTTTATCCTTTATATCATTTAATGTTTAATAAAGGTGTAAAAGTAATTGTATTAGTTTCTCGTACTCAGTCTCATGCTACTAAGTTACTTGGTACTATTAAAGATGTATTGGATTATTCTAAAGAGTTTAGATATTTTTTTGGATACTGGGGACAACAATCAGCAAGGAAGTGGACAAACAACGAAATAGAACTAAAAGATGGTTCAGTTATTATTTGTAAGGGTACAGGGCAACAGATAAGAGGAATCAAACATGGAAATCAACGTCCTACTCTGTTAGTCTTAGATGACCCTGAAGATGAAAACAATACGAAAACATCGGAAGCAATGGAGTTTAATCTTCGTTGGTTGCTACAATCTGGTGTTCCATCATTAGATCCTCTCAACGGTAAAGTAGCTGTGATTGGTACTCCCCAGCACCAAAGGTGCTTAGTAGAAACACTAAAAGATATGAAAGGTTGGTCAACTTTAGAGTTTAGACCAGTATTAGAAACAAATTATTCCTTATGGCCTGAAGTGTGGCCTATAGAAAAACTAAAAGAAAAGAAGTCAGAGTTAGATAGTATAAACAGATTATCTGTATTTTATAGAGAATACTTGTGTCAAATCGTTGGAGATGAAGACAATTTGTTTAGAGAAGAACATTTTAACTACTATAACGGGTTCATAGAAAGAGATGAACAGGGATTGTCGAATCTCGTACTGACGAACGTTAATGGTGAGGAAGTGGAAGAGATTAGACCTGTAAACGTGTTTACTGGTGTCGATCCCGCATCATCCACAAAGAAAGGTGCCGACTTCTCTGTAATATTCAATGTTGCAATAGATGGTGATAATAATCGTTTTATACTTCCATACTATAGAAAAAGAGCAACGCCGTTAGATTTAGCTGACGCAGTAATAAATAACTTTAGAGAATATAAAAGTGCTAAGACTAGAATAGAATCCGTAGGGTATCAAGAAATGTTACGTCAATACATTAAAGAAAAATCTGAAGAAATGGGATTATTTATACCAGGATTAGAAATAAAAGAAAATCCTAGAACATCTAAGTCTTATAGATTGGAAAGTTTACAGCCTATATTTGCTAACGGTAAGGTATTTATACAACCAGATATGCAAGCGTTTACAGATGAGCTTTTGCTTTACCCTAGAGGTAAACACGATGACTTGTTAGATGGATTCTTTTATGCTAATAAAAATTGTTATAGACCAGCTCATGACGCAGATATTATTTATAGAGAGGATGAATACAGATACCCTACTAAAAAGAATTGGAAATTATTCTAAATAATACTTGACAAGATGCTATTTTTTCCATTAATTTAGCGGGTGTATATAGTATGGTTGATAAATACAAACTTTCATTTAATCAGTTTATAAAGAGAATAGACTCTCTTGTCCATAAGAATATACCTAAAAATTATGTAGAAGTAAAGAAAAAACATGGCAAACAACATACAGAAAAAGACACAATCTACGAGAACTCAATCGAGACAGGATAAAAAGAATGTTTTTGGCTTTGAAGATGGAAGCATTCAATCAGAAATAATTGATCCAGAAGTAGAATTATCAAAAGAACTTTACACCGAATACAATAGCTCAAGAGAACAATGGGCACAAAAATATCAAGAAGCAGTAGAATTTAGAGCAGGAGCTCAATGGACTTTAGAGGAGCAAGAAGTTTTAGAGTCTAGAGGTCAAGCACCTATAGTAGTAAATCGTATACATCCTATTGTCGAAACGGCAAAATCTTTACTTACTTACAATTCACCACAATTTAGAGCTAGTGCACGAGAAGACTCAGATAGAGGAACTGCTAAAGTTTTTTCTGACTTATTTCAATACATATGGCAGAAATCTGTAGGAGACGAAGAATTAAAACAAACTATTGACGATTATTATGTTGGTGGTATGGGTTGTTTTTTAGTTTATCAAGACCCTATGGCTGACTTAGGTAAGGGTGAAGTTTGTTTAAAATCTATTAATCCTCTAGATGTTTACATAGATCCAAATGCTAAAGACCCATATGCTAGGGATGCAGCACATATATTAGTTGTAAAAACACTTACAGACGAACAAGCAGAAAGAGTTTATCCAGATTACATGGATATTATTATGGATTCAGAATTAGAAGTAGATACTAGAGATAATAGACCTTCTACTGATTTAGCTGCAACAGAAGGGCAACAATTTTACGGTGACGACGAAAATAGATATCACGACAAAAGAAGATATACAGAAAGATATTCTAAGACTTTAATGGTATATCAAAACGTTTATGAACCATTTTCTAATAAAGAGTATTTATTTAACGCTAATGAATATAATCAATACTTAGGTAAACAATATATAAAGATTAGAAAGATAACTGGTGAAGAAATAATTGTGTTTGAGCCAGAAGCAATATTGGAGTTATTAGAGTTAATATCTAAACAAGGACCAGTTTTTCACTTTGAACTACCAGAACCTGAGTATGATGAAATGACTGGAGAGATAATTCCTCAGGAACCAGTAAGAGTACCAGGAGACGAAGATGAAAATTCAATACCTGGTAGTACAACAGTTATTATACCTATAAGTGTAGAAGAATTGATAGGTCTAGGAGATATAACATCAAACCAAATAGAAAAACCTTGCGTACAAATGCATGTATCTGTTGGAGATAAGTTACTTTATACTAGAATGCTACCATGTGAAGACTACCCTATAGTACCATTAATGAATGTTCATCACAGAAATCCTTATCCAGAATCTGACGTAAGATTGTTTAGACCGTTACAAGAATATATAAATAAAATACGTTCTTTAATTATAGCACATGCAAGTACTAGTACTAATGTTAAACTTTTAATACCTAGGGGATCTGCAGATTTAAGACAGATAGAAGAGGAATGGAGTAGAGCTGGAACTAGTGTTATAGAATTTGACGCTGAACTTGGTGCACCAATAGTAGCTGGTCCAGTACCACTACCAAATGAATTGTACAAAAATGAAGCAGATGCTAAATATGACCTAGAATACGGATTTGGTATATTTGAACTTATGCAGGGTGGAGCAACTAACGCTCCTTCTACAGCCAGAGGAACAATGGTAGTAGATGAGTTTGGTCAAAGAAGAATTAAATCTAGACGTGATGATATAGAGAATTTTTTAAATCAATGTGGTAAAGTAGCAATTCCATTAATACAGCAACTATACACAGAAGAAAAACTTTTAAGAATTATACAACCTAATGGATTAGAAAAAGAATCTGTTATTAACTATAAAGAAGTTTCTGATGACACGGTTAAAAGTATACACGATGTAGGAGTAGGAAGATATGACGTAGCTGTAGTTTCTGGTTCTACATTACCTACAAACAAGATGGCTATGTTAGAAACATATGTAGAAATGTTTAAACTTGGATTAATAGACCAAGAAGAAGTATTAAAGAAAACAGAAGTTGTAGATATAGAAGGTGTAATGTCAAGACATGGAGAAATGCAAAGAATGTTACAAGAAATACAAAGCCTTCAAGAAGAATTAAAACAAGTCAAGGGAGATTTACAAACAGCTTCACGTGAAGAAATTCACGCTAAGAAAAGACTTGAAATAGAAAAGTTTAGTACCGATTTAGATAAAGTATCTAATCGTGCTGATATGGCTACTAGCTTATACAAAGCTAGATTACAAGACGCAAAATCAAATCTAATAAACTCCGCAGAAGAAGAGTCATCTTCAGATACATTTCAAGATGTAGCTTCGGAAATGGAGAGTTAGAAAGGAGCAATAATGAGTAATAATGAAGAAAATAACATGGCAGAAGTACAAGAACAAAAAGATGGTGTCGTGACTGCAATAGAGGCACAATCTACACAAGAAGACATATTTAAAGATATATTTGGTCAGCAGGAGCAAATCGTTGCAACCGATCCGCAGCAACCAAATGTTACCGAGGAAAATGAAACTTCTAATGTTCTTAGTACCGAAGACCCAAAGAGTGATTCTGACCAGTTTCAATACTGGCAAAGTCAAGCTGATAAAAAACAAGTAGAAATAGAAACACTTAAAGGACAGATGTCAGAAATGATGGGTGCCCTTAAAGATTCTAATTCACCTGCAAAGCCTGTAGAGGAAACAGTAAAATTAGAAAAACCTGTTAAACCTAACAAGCCAGCTAGCTACGATCATTCTGAAGCACTGGCTGATCCTGATAGTGAATCTGCAAAGTATTTAACTACTAGGGAACAGTATATGGATAACATGACAGACTATATGTCAGAAATGGAAGCATCTAGAATAGAAATGATGGAAAAACAACAAGAATCTCAACAGAAAGAACTTTCTAGACAGAAACTTGTGAATGATTTACAAGGCCAATATTCTTATTCACATGAAGAAGCTAACGACTTTATAGCAACTATGAGCAGTCCAGATTCCTTAAGTCTAGACAACTTAGTACAGTTACATAAAATGAGACAGGGCAATGGCCCACAGGAGATTACACAAGTAACTCCACAAGCTCAAGAAAAAGCAGCACTAATGGGTAGTAGACAAGAGAAACTTAGTATTCCTAAGCCAATAGGTGTACAACCAGGAGCTTCTAAGCAGTCATCTAGTAAAATTGAAGATCAATTAATGGATTCCATGGTCGGAGACTTTAAGAAAAGGAATCCATTTTAAACAATGGAGATGAATTAAGATGGCTAATGTATATAGTAATATACCAGGAGAGGCTATACAGGGAACTTCCATCAATGTTGATAGACGAATTTTCAACTTTGGTGAAAGAGTTGCCGAGTTAGCTCCCGCACAATCACCTTTCTTCACTTATTTATCTAATGTTGCTAAGAGCCCTACAGACGATCCAGTCTTTAAGTTTTTAGAACAAAGACATCAATATCAAAGACGTAACTTTCAAGTGCAAGCTGCGGTAACAGTAGGAAACTACGGTACTGACGCTTTTGCAATTGTATCAGGTGACAACTTTGACCTTGACGTTCTTTATGATAAGTTCGGTAGAGAGGTTTCAACAGCAGTACAACCTAATTTCTTACTTGAGAATCAAATCGTTGCAATCGAATGTGAATACGATGCTAACGGTACTGATGCTGGAGTAGGATCAGAAACGGCTGCTATTGCATATTATAAGATCACAGCAACACCAGACCTATCATCTGATGCTGCAGCTAGTAGAATTGTAGGAACCTTTATTAAGGTTGTTTACAAACCTACTCGTTCAGCTGATGGTGCAGATGCTGCACTTAAAGGTGAAATTACACCAGCAAGTGCTTCTAAATTAATTTTTAGAGCAGATGGAGATGGTCAAGTAGTTGGTTCAGCATTTGCTGAAGGAAGTACTGACCCTGAAGGATGGCATGATGAGTTTTACAACAGAGAAGGATACTGTCAGATTTTTAAAACTGCAGTGCCTCTATTCTCTGGTACAGCTCTAGCTACACGTTATCGTGGAGTAAATAACGAATACATGAGAGTTTATCAAGAAAAACTTATGGAACATAAGATGGATCTTGAGCACGCTATGTTATTTGGTATTGGTTCAGATGACTCTACAGCAAGTGGTCCTGTCCGTAGAACACATGGTATCGTACCTTACACTGAAATGAATGGTAAAGTTAAAACTTTTGCATACGCTTCAGCTAATTACGATCACTTTATAGACGCTATGGAAGATGTTTTTGCACCAGAATCTGGAAACAGTGGTGAAAAACTAGTATTAGCTTCAAGAAAAGTACTATCATGGTTGAATAAACTTGGTGGAACATCTTTCTTAGGCAATACAATGGCTTTAAATAGTCAAGTTGGTAGTGGAATGGATATCCAAAACGTACAAGGTTCTTTCGGGCACCTAGTAACTAGAATATCTACTCTATATGGTAACCTTAACTTTGTTATGGAACCATTATTTAGAGGTATTCATGAGGATACAGCTATCATGGTAGATTTGAATAACGTAGCATACCGTCCTTTAATGGGTAACGGTGTATCACGTGATACTCAAATTATTACCAATGTTCAAAACAGAGATGTTGACGGAAGAAAAGACATGATTCTAACAGAAGCAGGTCTAGAAATTTCTTTACCAGAAACACACACTGTATTGAAATTTAGCTAAGGCTAATTAACATCGGGGGAGTTGCAATATACTCCCCCATATTAAAGGGGAGAATATTATATGAATCCAATATTAATAAGATCATTGGGTAAAGCAATACAAAAAGGTGCAAGTAAGGTTGTAAAAAAACTTGGAGAAATTAATAGAGCTAGACCTCACAATACAGGTCAAGGTATAAGCTTTAAACCTGTAGGTATAATTAATAAAATGAAAAATAAAGTTCAAAGAGCTAAAGTAGAAACAAAATTACAAGGACGTAGTAAACAATCTAAACAACAATTTGAAATGATAACTAAGCAATCTACTGATTCAATGACTTTAATTAAAAAACACAAGGTTAAATAAAAATGAGTTTTAAAGCAGAGATAGAAGCAATTGTAGGAGACATAGACTCACCTGATTACACGGGAGAAGCAGTTCTTTTTTTAAAAGAAGGAGTTAAGTTTATAACTAAATATGTTATGGCTAACCCTTTGTTTGTAGATAGACTTACATCTACTTCTACATTAAATGGAAGCACTACAACATTAACATTAACAGAAATACTAGATATTGTATCCGTAACAAGAACAGACGGTTCTGTTGTAAGAAATTGTGAAAGAGTTTCTCCTACTAAAGTAGGACTTTATACAGATGTTAATAGTATATATTATACAAGTAAATTAGATCCTAAATATTACATAGAAACAGATATATTAAAAATTTTACCAACTCCTACAAACTCTGAAACTGCAACTATTTACAAAATTCAACCAGATACTTCTATAGCTGTTACAGACAATAGTTTAACTAATTTTCCAGATGAATTAGAACGTGGTGTTATATTATATGCATCTAAAGAATTATTAAGAAAGTTTTTAAGTACTAAAAATGCATCGTTACCAGCTGATTTAACTATACCTAGCACACCAAGTTCTGCTTCAGTAGCTACTGTTACTGTGGGTTCTTTAGGAAGTGCACCTAATTATAGTAAAACATCTTTAAATTTAACAGGAGCACCAAGTATAAATGCATTGTCTATACAAGCAAATGCCCCTAGTGCAATATCATTAGGTACTGTTACTTACGTTGATCCAGCTGCTGGAGACGCTAGTGCAGCTGCAGTGGGAGATGTTACTGTTTCTTCCCCTCCATCAAAACCTGATATTAGTGGTAGTAATCCTACATATACTGAAGCAAGTTCATCCGTAGATTACGGAGCTGGAAGCACTGGAGTAGATGACTGGATTGCAGATGAAGATCCAGAAATGGCAGCAGTAGCATTAGAGAAACAATCACAACAATTACAAGATTATCAATTAGATATACAAAACAAGTTAAATAGTTTTAATAAAAGCAATACAATTTATGAAGCAAACATACAAGCTGAATTAGCTAAACATAATACAGACTTACAAGTAGCAATAACTAATGCACAAATAGCAGCTGCAGATGCACAACAAACTGCACAACAAGCAACCGAAGTTTCTGTAGCTAATAAACAAAAAGACTTACAATTGAGTTTAGAAAATAGAGCTAAAGATATGGAAGCTATAATGGCAAATAATCAATCTTTAGTATCAGACTATAGTGCCAGAGTTCAAACTTATCAATCTCAAGTAAATGCTGAAGTTCAAGAATATCAAATTAATTTAGAAAAAGAATTAAGTTTGTTTAATACAAAAAGAAATACAGAGCTACAAAAGCATAGCAATGATATACAAGATGAATTAAATGAATTTCAAAAAGAACTTTCTATATATCAAGCAGATTTACAACAAAAAATTGAACAAGCTGGTGCAAGTTCTCAAAAAGAAGCAATGGAAATACAAAATTATGCTACTGAAGTAGAATCTTATGGACAGCAAGTAGCTAAAGAAGTGCAAAACTTTAATTCTAAATTGCAAAAAGTTACAACAGATTATAATTGGTATGCACAGCAATATCAAATAGTAACACAAGATTTATTTACATTTTTACAACCATACACACCACCACAAGTACAAGGAGATACTAATGAAGCTACAGCAAATGATTGATTTAGTTCAAAAGCATCATCCAGATTTAGGGGTTAATGAAATTATACATTTATTAAATCAAGCTTCTGATGAATTTTGCTCAAGAACTTTAATGTTAGATGAAGCAACACAATTTAGCACTGTTGCAAATCAAAGATATTATGGATTAAAAGAAAGTATTATAGAAATTAAATCGGTAGATAAGACTGATTCTGATGGCAATACACAGGAAATTGCTAGATTAGTTGGAAGACCTGAATATAGGGATTTAACATAATGCCATCATACAATACAATATACCATAAACAAACTAAGCAATATGTTTGGTGGACAGAACGTGATTCTATAGGAATAGCTTTAATGGACCCATTAACTAGCGTTAAAAATAGATTTTCGTCTATAGATGAAGTTCAAACTATTACAATATTCTATCATAAGAAAGCAGATCATTTTAATACTTTAGATTCAGCACAATCTGCAATGACAGAGCAAAGTGAATTACCAACACAGTTTCATCAATATTTAGTAGATAAAACTATACAGCTTGGATATGAATTAAAACCAGATGAAATAAATAAAGCTATGTATTTTGAAAGAAAATTTGAAAAAGGAATTAAAGAAGGGAAAGCATTTAAAAATAGAGGACGTGTGACAGGGATGCGTACCGTAATACAACATGGGATGTGATGGCAAATACATGGTTAAAAGGACATTTCGGCTTAGAGTCGTTTGATAACATAGGTATATCTTTTAGTTTACTTTATGTTAATTTTACAGACAATCTATCAGGAAATTACAATAATCAGAATATACCTTCTGATGCAAGTTATACTGACACTAGTATACCTTCTGACGCTAACTATACAGATACAAATAAATCATCTATTAGTTACTCCGATAGTGCTATTCCTTCAGATGCTACCTACACTGACGTAAATAGTCCTAACAATCCAACTTTTACAGATAAGGAAATATCTTAATGGGTGGTTCATTAACAAATACACAGATTAAAGACGTTTACACTAAACTAGTGTTTGTGGAAAATGGCGTCTTAAAATTTGATAATGGAACTGCTAATGTTAATATTACTACAGCATCAGGATTTTTAGCACCTACTGCTACAGCATTAGCCACAGCAAGAACAATTCATGGAGTATCATTCGATGGTACTGCTAATATAGATTTAACAGAAGTAATACAAGACACTGTAGGTGCTATGTTCAATAACAATACAGAAA